CACCCTCTCTCTTGAGACCAATCTAAAGAAGAATCTTGGGGACTTAAAATGACCTGGAAGTTACGCCCAGTCGAGTTCAATCACTACCGCCTGAAATTGATTTTCAGACGGCGGTTGGTTGGTTACCCGGCTGGGTGTTTCTTTCCTAGTTGTTTTAAGATCCGTAAGTTGAAAAGCTCAGTATACCTTTTGCGAAAGCAGCAAATGCTGCATTCTCATCAGGTATCCTTTGCCCACTTCGTTAGAAACTACTGGTCTCTTGATTGAAGATGGTTACCTCGAACGCTCATACTGTGCGTTCGTTATTTACAAAAGGAGACTGGGTTTATGTCACATGGATTACAAAGACTTCCTTGGGTTTTCCCAAAGATGATTGTAAACCAGGGTGGCATTGCTACAACCTATAACCTAAGTGAGTACTCTCCCGGCTATTACAGTTATGTAAAAGCCGAAACAGTTAGAAGGCCACGTCCAGCAATCCTGTCAGAGAACCTGACGGTCTGTGGTCCCCACAATGAACGCAGGCTTACTACTGCGCCTGTGTCTTATGTGGTACCATTAGGCTCTGGTGATTTTATCGAATTTCATGATATGAACCCTCAGGATTATGTCGGCTGTGCTAGCTTTACTGATGAGCCGCATCCCGACTGGGAGACGAAACTCCGTCTCGCGGTCAAGGATCAGCGCACCAATTTAGCTCAGACACTTGCCGAATATTCCCAGGCTCAGCGCATGTTTGCCGATAATGCCACTACGATTGCGAAGACGTTGCGTTCCCTTAGACGCGGAGACCTCAAAAGTGTTTTTAACACTCTAGGAGTCCCCAGAAAGAAACTACGAGGTACCATATCCAACCGTTGGTTGGAATTACAGTATGGGTGGATGCCTTTACTCAGCGACATGCATGGCATGGTTGAGGAGCTCCAGGCTGCCCTCTCACGTCCTAGGACTAGAAAATTGACTGTAAGAGCTGTTGATACGGTGGAAGGAAAGATTTCCATTCCGCCGCCTCCTCAGCTCCGTCGGGCAATGATCATGACCAACGACAAGAAGGTAGTCACCAAAGTAGTTGCTTATTTGCGGCAAGACTCTTCTACCGCAAGCCGTCTAGGGTTCACAAATCCCCTTAATTTAGCTTGGGAGCTTTTACCGTATTCATTTGTTATCGATTGGTTTATTCCAATAGGTAACTGGCTTAACAGCCTAGATGCGGATATTGGCTTCATAGCGATTAATGGGACTGTGACGACGAAGCGAAGGTTCGTTGCGACTACCGATTATGGTGGCCAAATATACATGGAGAAGGACTATGTGCGTATACCCTTTACCGGGTTACCACAAGCACCTCTCCCTGCGTATAAGCCCTCATTAGGTTGGAAGCAAGTCGCCAACGCTTTGGCCCTGTTATCTCAACTGAAGAGATAATTCCCTTTGAAGTTTGATACTCCTAAAGGAGCACTCTGTGAGTGAAGCAGCAGAATTCACCGTAGACAACGGTGCAGCTACACCTGTAGCAATCACGTTCAAGCCGGAAACAGTCGCCGGCGGAACGGCCGTCTTCCGAGATGAGTCGGAGGCGTCTTTCGTCCTTATGCCGAGGCTTAAGGTTCGTACGACGCTTTCCAACGCAACTCGTCCCACCAATAGGACAGAGGTGACTCTGACCTACCCGGTGAAGAAGACAGTCGATGGGGTTGATGTAGTTGACTACACCAACCGTGCCGACTTCAGTGTTGCCTTCCATGAACGGACGCCGCTCAGCGTGAGACAGGACATGATTGCCCTTATCACGAATGCGGTACTTAATGACGGTCCAATTAAGGATGCCGTTGTTAAGGTCAGCCCAGTCTGGGGTTAACAGTGGACGAGAGAAGTGTCCGGGACTCGGAGAAGTCCGAGCCTCGTACACCTCGAATACCAAGACGTAAGAGAGACACGTGGTTGCAACTCGCAACCATTGTGACTCTTTTACTACAGGTAATCGTCGCTGTTTACCCTGACATTTGTGCTCCCGTAAGGGCGCATTTTATGTCGATTAGCCCTAAATAAGCTAATTAGTCGAGCTGACGTGTCTGCCAAGTTTTACTTGGTGGGGAATGTCCCCATTCAATTGTACTACATCCTATGTGGAGGTAGAGCTCTTATGAATGTCATAGAGCAGAAGGCTTACTTGAAGTTAACTGAGTCCATTGATACTCCGGTATCTCTTTCGTGTTGGATGCTCGCAACATATAATGAGTGGGATCAACTGGTTGAGAAAACCATAGATCCTTTACATTATAATGACGCGCATTCCTTCGCGGATGATTACCTTTCAGTATCCGTGCTTAGGAAAAACGTACGTCTGCCGACTTCTTTCGATAGAAAGAAGAACGCCTACGAAAAGTTTTTCGACTCGGAACGTTCCTGCAAAGAAGCAAATGAGCGAATCCGCGGATTTGTTGATGGTACCATTTCGGTATCACCAGAGATAATACCCGTGCTTGAAAAGGCCCGGACTATCATCTGGCAAATCCTTGGGCCATTAACAGCCCATAAGTTAAACTATGCGGAATCAAACATGCGCTTCGGACCGGGTGCGACGACATCTGTCTCCGGACGTGATGTAACACCTTCAAGAAAATTCACAGGCTCGTTGCATGTGACGCCTCGTCTGTATCCTTATTGGCGCGCTTTAGTACCACGTCTGTGGCGCGAAGCGGCAACGGACATAACACTCCGTTGTGCCTCTAAGGTTACTTGTGTTCCCAAAGATGCTAAAACTGATAGGATTATTGCTATCGAGCCTCATCTGAACATTTATGTTCAGTTGGGGATCGGGGCTCTAGTCCGAAAGCAGTTGAAGCGCTTTGGTGTGGATTTGGATGATCAAACTAGGAATCAAAAGCTTGCTAAATCGGCTTCAGAAACCGGTCTAGCGACTATTGACTTATCCTCTGCTAGTGATACTGTTAGCAGGGAACTGGTTTGGTTACTTCTTCCTTTCGAATGGGCATCCCTTCTTGATCTAGCTCGTACTGAGTACGCTCTAGTCAATGGGGAAGAAATTCGATTGGAGAAGTTCTCGTCTATGGGAAATGGGTTTACGTTTGAGCTAGAAACATTGATGTTTTTTGCTCTTGCGCTTGCCTGTTCCGGTGAACGAGGTGGAGTAAACGCT